TGAACCGATCGAACTATCGGCCGTTCAAGCGTACTTTAACCGCGTGGCCGATTTTGGTGAAAAAGCGGTTGCGACAGAAATTGACAACGACCCGCCGGAGGAGGCGGGCCCGGTCGGAGCTGGGCTTACCGCAGCGATCATTACCAGCCGAGTTAACGGACTGCCTCGAAAAATGTGCCCGTTGAACACGGCAGCGATTACCGCGGCTATCGACCTCGGGAAGTATCGTTGTCACTGGGTCGTATGTGCCTGGTGGAATGGTGCCGGCGGTGCTGTGATCGATTACGGAGTGGCCGAGGTTACTGGCACCGACACATCGATGGATCATGCAGGCAGCGAACCGATGATCTACCGGGCTTTGCTGGAATGGCGAGACGCTATTTTGGCCAAAGAGTACATCGACCAGGCCGGCGAGCGTCGACAGATAGACTTCGCTCTAGTTGACTCTGGGACGTTCACCAATGCGGCCTATGAGTTTTGCCGGCAGGTTCGATCGCCGTTCCACCCGTCGAAAGGGTTTGCCCCGTACTACCCGAAGAAAACCTCGTCGTCTTCCGTGCTAGCCGGAAGCAATCTGCACGCTTCTAGGTTGGATTCTCAAGGACTTTGGCTATACGAGCTTGACACCAACTATTGGAAGCAATGGGTGCACGAACGATATTTGACGCCGACGTTTGACGAACAAAACATGCTGCGGCGTGGCTCGCTGTCGCTGTTTGAGCTAGACGGGAACCAGAAGCACCAAGCCTATGCTCACCATATCGCGGCCGAAGAGCTAGTTACCTCATTCAAAGAAGGCAAAGGGGCAAAGACGTTTTGGAACGTCAAGTCGGAAAACAACCACTGGCTCGACGCTACCTACATGGCTGCCGCATGTTCCGAGGTTTGCGGGATCAAACTGATTGCTCCCTCGGAGGTTGAGCTATCGCCGCAACATCTCAGCGACAAGCCAAAGCCAAAGCCTAAGCCAGTGCAGCAAAGGCAGCACGGCAAGTTTCGTTCTCGTCCAGGAGGGTGGATTCCTAAGCGAAGATGGTGAAAACAATGGCAAAGAGGAAGCGAGAACATCGGCTGCAGATCCCAATGGAGACACGGCTTGAGCCAACGCCGGACGTTCGTCTGATTGACGAGCCAAAGCCTCGCGAGTTCGTCCCTCGGGACTGCTCCATGTGTGCAGCCAAGCGACCACCGCGAACAAACTACTCCCGAGTCTACGCCAAGCACGGCAAGGTGCGATATTGCAAGTGCGGCTTTTGCGGCAACACCTGGGCACAAGAAGGCCCGTAGTTTTTTCGTCCGTTACAATTGCAATTGTAAATAGCTGTATAGTAATTGCCATGTGCTTGCCATCTTGATGGCATGGCATCGGCAGCAGATCTTCTAGCACAGATTGACGCGGCAATCGAAGCACTCCTTACCGGCGGTGCTTCGTCTTACAACATTGGCAGCCGCAGCGTAACGAAGCTCGATCTAAACACGCTTTTCGAGCAACGCAATCAGCTTCTCTTTGCCGTTCAACGCGAGAACGGCAGCGGTGCTTTCCGCCTCGCCAAGATGGGGAAACCATCCGCATGATTGGCATCGGCGAAGTTCTCGACAACTTTATCGGCGTCTTTGCACCGGCTGCCAAGCTTCGCAGGATGCAAGCTCGGCGGATCGCCCGCAGCTATCAAGGGGCCGAGCCAAACCGGCTGACCGCCAACCGCAAGCCGAAGAATCAATCGGCAGACCAGGAATTGCTGGGCCCGTTTGGTGCCGACTCGATGCGTGCTTGGGCTCGCGAGCTGGTGCGAAACAACAGCTATGCCTGGGGCGTCGTCGATACCATCGTTTCGAGCGTCGTTGGCTGCGGGATCAAAGCCCAGTCAACCTATGAGACTCCCGAAGGCGACGACATCGAGGACACCAACGAGGCTCGCGACAAGGCCTGGCGGGAATGGTGCGAAGTCTGCGACATCAACGGGCAATACACGTTCGATGAGATCCAGTCGATTTGCCAACGTGAAATTGTCGAGGCTGGCGAAGTCCTTATCCGCCTGGTACGCACGCCGAGCAAAACCCATCGCGGGATTCTTCGGCCAGTACCATTGGCTCTTGAGCTTATCGAAGCCGACCGGCTCGCCGGCGACAAGGACACCTATCATGCTCGCGTTAGCCGCGAAACTGGCAACCGCATCATCCGCGGCGTCGAGGTGGACGACCTCGGCAAGCCCATTGCCTACTGGCTCTATCCAGACCATCCCAACGGCATTTACAGCGTCCACCGGACCGCCGAGCGGATTCCCGCAAGCGAGGTGCTGCACCTCTTCCGCCGAGACCGCATCGGACAGACTCGCGGGATTAGCTGGTTTGCTCCAGTTCTCTCTTGGCTGCGAGACCTGGGCGTATACGTTGACAACGAGCTGCAAGCTTCGGCTGTTGCCTCGTGCTTCACAGTCGCCATCAAGAGTGAAACGCCAATCGGCAGCCTGCTTGCCCCAAACGATCAAGACACCGTCGACACTGACGGCAACGCCTACGAGTACCTACAGCCCGGGATGGTAATGCGGCTACGGCCGAACGAGTCAATTGAGTCGGCCAACCCAGGCCGGCCAAACTCGGCCAGCGAACCGTGGATCAGCCTGATGCTTCGAGGCATCGCGGTTGGTACTGGGCTTAGCTATGAGATCGTCGCTCGTGACTACAGCAAAACCAACTACTCTTCCTCGCGAACCTCCCAGCTAGAAGACCGTCGCCGCTTTCGTCGGTGGCAGCGGTATCTGCTCAATCACATGTGCCAACCCATCTGGGATGCGTTCTGTGATGCTGCGGCAATCTCTGGGATGGAAGAGTTTCCGACTTCCGCTGAGTTGCTAGAGGATCGTCGCAAGTACGCTCCGGTCGAGTGGCAGACTCCCGAGTGGGAATGGGTCGATCCGCAATCGGAACAAGCTTCAGCCGAGCAATCTATCAAGACGTTCATGTCGGACTACCAGACGGAACTGGGTAGCCGCGGTCGCTCGTATCGAGCTGTCTTCTATCAGCGAGCCAAGGAAGAACGGCTACGCAAGCAACTCGGGCTGCTGACTCCTGAAGAGATGCAGATTGCAGCTACGGCACCGCCGGCCGAGCAGCCAGCCGCAGTCGGTACGGGCGAAATGGCTGGTCTGTCTCGCCTGCAATGGAAGCGAAACGGCAAGGCCATCGAAGACGTTCTATCTGGCTTAGTTGATGGCTCGATCACCTCGACCAAGGCGTCGGTGCTGCTGTCAACGCTTGGTCTATCTCAAGCCAACATCGACGCACTCATCGCCGACGCAAGCGATGGAACCATCGAAACCAATCTGGACGAGGTGGACGCATGAGAAAGGGCAAGCTACCGCCAGCCAAAACTCCATCGCTCGTCATGCGGGAAGTCTCGGTGGTTGCCTCGACCGCTGACGCAACTCGGCGATCGGTTCGCGTTGTAACTGCCACCGAAACGCCCGTTCTTCGTTATGACGACGATCGCGGAATGGTTGTCAAGGAAGTGCTGCTGATGGACGGGATGCGAATGCGTCCAGGTCGCACGCAACTCCCGATCGTCGATAGCCACGATCAAAGCACCATCCGCAACGTCGTCGGCAGCCTTCGCAATGTCAGCGTCGATGGCGATGAGTTCGGCGGCGATGCCTACTTCGCATCTGACGCAGCCTCGCAAGAAGCTTATGCAAAGCTTTCCGAAGGGCATCTCACAGACTTCTCGATCACCGCCGAACCGCTCGAGACGCGGTTTGTTCAACGCGGCGAAACGTATCGCACAACTGCTGGCAACGTCATCGAAGGCCCAGCAAACATCGTTCTGAGTTGGACGCCTTTGGATGCAAGCTTAGTCGCTTGCGGGGCAGACAACTATTCAACCGTCCGTCGCTCATATCTCGAAGCGGCAAGAAAGGAATCATCTCGAATGATCGATGCACAAGTGCTCGCCGCTTTGCAGGCGAAAGGCTTACCCGAAGGCATGGAAGATCCCAACCAGATCCTGGCTTGGGTCGCCGGAATGATGGGCAGCGAAGCCGCAGAAGAAGCGAGCGAAGTATCTGACGAAATGGCATCTCTGCCAGTCGAGCCTGTTGAGGCTTCGAAACGCGAAGTCATGGAAGACAAGCCAGTCGAAGAAGCCACCGAACCTGTCGCCAAAACGATGGACGTGGAAGAGGAAGTCAAGCGACACCTCACCGCGGACGCGAAGCGGCGGAAGACCATTATCCAGGATTGCAAACTTGCCAAGCTTGAGCGGGCCTTCGCTGACGAGCTTTGCGATTCCGGTTTATCCGTTGAAGACGCCCGCGAAAGGATCCTTCGAAAGATGAGTACCAAAGAGATCGGCCAAACGGTCGGTGGAGCCGAGATCAAGGTCACGGCTTCCGAAGACGACAAGTTCAATGCCGCCGTCCGCGACGGCTTGCTGATTCGCTCCTATCAAGGAGCTCGAGTTCAGCGGCACAAAGTTGACAACCCGGCTGCCGGGGCTAACGACTTCGCACGCTTGAGCCTCAACCGCTTGGCGTACGCTGTTCTGTCGCGTGCTGGCTACCCAGTCGAGCGGATGAGCAATCGCGAAATCGCGATGGCGGCGATGGGTAACCGCTCAATCAGCGAGCGGTATATCAAGCGATCCGAGTCTTATCACACCACCGGCAGCTTTACCAACCTGCTGCTCGATGCCGCCAACAAGACGTTGCTGGCTGCTTATGACGAAGCGATCTACTCTTGGTCGCAATGGGCTCGCCAAGCTCCGAGCGTTGAGGACTTCAAGGCCATCAACCGTATCCGGTTCGGCGAATCGCCAAACTTGGAAATGGTTCCGGAAGGCAAGGAGTATCCCGAGAAGAGCGTCGGCGATTCGAAGGAATCTTACAGCGTTCAAAAGTACGGTGCCTTGTTCACCGTGTCTTGGGAAACGGTCGTCAACGATGACCTTGACGCCATCAGCCGCATCCCAGCCATGCACGGCAACGCTGCTCGGCGGATGCAGAATAAGAAGGTTTACGAAGTGCTGACCAGCAACCCAACCATGGGCGATGGTTTCTCTTTGTTCTCTTCTTCGCACGCATCCGGCGACAACACCTCGGGCAGTGCTGCTGCTCCAGCGGTTGCAACGCTGTCGACTGGCTTCGAAAAGATGATGCTGCAAAAGGGCATCAGCTCCGATGCCATTCTCGGCATTGTGCCTCGCTTCTTGATCGTGCCGGCCAACTACTCGGCGGAAGCCTTGCAGTTGATGGCTTCGACTGCCGACCCTGCCGCCGGCGGAAGTGCTGCTGGTAACGCCAACACGGCCAACATCTACGGCCCTGGCGGTGCTCGCTCGCTCAATGTGATCGTTGAGCCGCAGCTTGATGGTGCCTCAACCACGAACTGGTATCTAGCCGCCGACCCAGCCCAGATCGACACCGTCGAACTTTGCTTCTTGAGCGGCGAGGAATCGCCAGTCCTCGAGAGCGAGTGGGACTTCGCGACGGACACCTACAAGTACAAGGTTCGCCAGACCTTCGGCGTGAAGGCCATCGATTGGCGTGGCTTGTTCCGCAACTCTGCCTGATCTGACGGCTAACTCTCTGCCCGCTGCCTAACTGGGCGGCGGGCTTTTCGGCAACACAACAACTCACAACAAAGGTTCAAATAAAATGGCTGGTATTCGAGATTTCGCGATTTTTGAGGATGACTTCTTCGGCGGTCAAACGTACGCCGCAACGGTTGGCGAAGGCTTCTGGAAGGTGACCGACACCTCCTCCAGTGGAACTCCGACCTACGCAAGCGTGACCCCTTCTGCCACTGGCGAAGTGGCTTTGACGCTGGAATCGACTGGCGAAGTTCAAAACGTCTGCTTGGACTTTGGTAACAAGCTTTGCTTCGACATCGACAACATTCAGCGGTACGAAGCACGCGTCAAGGTATCTGGTTGTACCTCTGGCACCACGATCGTTTGGGGTTTGCAGTCGAATCGTGCTGACGACACCGACAGCACCACCAACAACGTTCAGTTCAAGATGGTCGGTGCGACCTCGACGACCGCTGTCGTTGTCGAGACCGATGACAACGTCTTAGACTTGGACGACAAGGCAACCGGAAAGACTTTGGCGACGACCTATAAGGAGTTCGTCATCGACTTTACGGCCGGCAAGAACGACGTGAGATTCTCAATCGACGGCGATCGCGTTGCAGCTTCGACGACCTTTGACATGGGCGAAGCCACCGGAAGCCTGCAACCGTTCTTCCAGATCCAGAAGACCTCCAGTTCCAACACTGACGCGGTGACTATCGACTACGTTCGCGTAGAGTCGAAGCGATAATCATGACGCTGCACGACACGATCCAGGCTGATGCCGATAGCGTGTTCTGCAACGCCGACGACTTTGCCGAGCCGGTTACGTATTACCCGCGTGCCGGCGAGGCAAGGACGATTAATGCGGTTGTTCTTCGCGAACAGCTTGCAGTACTGCCAGAGGATGGCGATTCTGTCCTGCCTGTGTTTGAAATCCACGTTGCCAACAACTCGGAAACTGGGATTGCAAGCCACGAGCTAAACCTTGGCGGCGATGCCTTAGAGTTCGCTGTCAGGGTAGGCCAGCAGGCCAGCAAGCGTTCCATCCTCAAGCTACTTGGCCACGACGAAGGAATGCTGGTGCTCGAATGCCGCTGACG